GTTGTAACTAATATCTAGTGGAAGATATTCACTGCTACCAGGTTTTCTTCTCCAAGTTGCTCCGAGTGGTTTCGATCCACCGACCTTTGGGTTATGGGCCCAACGCGCTTCCCCTGCGCCACAGAGCATTTTGTTTCTTTTCTCCTTCCCATACCACATAAGGGGTTCGAACCCTTGACTTTGGGATTAAAAGTCCCACACTCTACCGACTGAGTTAATGCGGTATTACACTGCGAATAAAATTTGGGTTGCCAGATTACTCTGAAGTCGTTTTTTGTTTGATGTAAACCCAAATACTGCGACAGTATATTAATAATATTTTTTTTATTTTTTAATCAATTTTTAAATGTTAAACACCAAGGCTCAAACTCGGTTCTCAGTCTTAACACTTATCAAAATTAAGGAAGATATATCAAATTAATATTGGAGTGTTAGAACTGTAAAATGACTGCTTCCAGGTTTTCTACTCCCAATACCACATAAGGGGTTCGAACCCTTGACTTTGGGATTAAAAGTCCCACACTCTACCGACTGAGTTAATGCGGTTGTTATTGACTGTGAACTACAGTCACAATCTCCCATACCGAGGCTCGAACTCGGTTCTCAGGCTTGAAAGGCCCGTATCCTGACCAGGTAGACTATATGGGATTAAAAACTGCTCAGCTGCTCCACCAGCTTCATTTTCCAAAACAAAATAAAAATTAATTCATCAATTTTTAGTTTTACTTTTAACCAGAAATTAAAAAGTGGGATTTGGCTGAATTTTGTGTGTAATTGAAAGCTTAAAGGTGTCCGCAGATGTCCAATCATCCAAAAGCAAACCGTGTACATCGCCACTATTAGGGCCCAAACTCCAAAAGAAATTATTTCTCATTTTTTTTTCCACCAAGTAGTTTGAAAATGTTGTCATCCATACACCATCCAAATCCGTAATTCCCCCATATTCACCAATAAAAAAAGTGTCTCCCTGATCGGCAAGATATCCATAAGAATTTGTCCAATCCGAATACAGTTGACCAGCATCCCAAATATTAGTGCTTGGAACTACACTTCTTCCATAACAATGTGCACTGTATACGACTCGATCTTGAAGCTGTGCAGGAACAACAATAGGATGATAACGCGCTTGAGTTAAATCTTTACCCCATCCAATTCCTTCCACTAAAAATAGCCATGTACTGGAAGGGTATCGTTGTCCAATCTGAGCGATGGCATATTCGGCAAAAGTATTCCAATCCGTGCTTGTATCTCCTGAACCCCAAGTCGCAGGTCCATGAGGTTCATTTAGCAAGTCTACAGCAATCAAGGACGGATGATTTTGATAACGATCCAATATTGCGTACCAAGTTTTAAAAAAATCGTCTCCAGTAAACATGTTATCAGTTGGGGAATACCATAATTCAGATATATACTCTTTATGCAATCGATGGAGATCAAGCATAACTTTCATATCACGCTGTTCCGCCATGTCAAATAAATTATCCAAAATTTCAATCGACTTTTTATGTTGATTGGTGGGATCGGCTGAAGTAAAACTATTGTCGGGATAAATATTAAAATTATACAATATCCATTCTGCTGAAAAGGGAACACGAATCGTATTGAATCCATTGTCTTTCATAAAATCCATGTACCAACTCATTGGGTGGCTCCACATTCCATTAACTACAAAATCTTGCGTTTCAAAACCAAACCAAGAAATTCCACTCAAATTAAATACTTGATTTTGATTATTATAAATCACACCTTGATTAATTTTCCAAGCATCGGATGCCGAGAACATCACGGATGCTAAAACACACAGAACGCCAAATAATTTCATTGTTTTTAATAAAAAAGATTTCTTCTTTAAATCTTTGTTAAAATAAAACATGAAGACATTACTCGCTAGTTTTATAATCATTATTTTTATTTTAATATGTATCGTCCTAATTACCTATTATGTATGGTTATGTTATCAGTACCCTAAAAACATTGATGCTGTTTATACATGGGTTGAAAATGATGCCGAAGTTCAAAGTGAATTACAAAATAAAGAAATAACAAATTTAGCGGCCAATTATACAAATAATGAGGAATTATTGTATTCATTGCGAAGTTTAGCAACATATGCGCCGTGGTTTCATCATATTTATATTGTCGTTCGTGATGGTCAAAAACCAAAATGGCTCAACGAAAGACATTCTAAAATATCAATTATTTATCACTCTCAAATTATTCCAAAGCAATATTTACCGACATTTAGCTCCATTACCATTGAAGCATTCTTACATTTTATACCCAACTTGAGTGAACATTATGTGTATTTTAATGATGATATGATTCTACTAAACAAAACTTGGCCTGGTGACTTTTTTAATTTATACGGAAAACCAATTGAATCTAAATGTCATTTGGTTAGAAAGGGACAGGCCAAAATTACTGTATCGCCTCGATCTATTCAAAGTGATTATGATGACAAAGAATACCACTTTGAAGAAATGATTTATTACAATAATGTATTGTTGAATTATTACTTCAAAGTTGAAGAACGATATCAATCTCAACATATACCAAACCCATATAGAAAAAGTTTCATGCTTAGTCTGGACAAGTTTTTGCATAATTTTGATCTTGAAACAATTACTCCGATGCGTAAAAACACAAATATTGCTAGAAATTCCATCTTTAAAAAGTATTGGAATATCTATAAATATAATTGTCCTCAAAAAATATTTCCAATGGAGTATATTGAAATTAATCATTTACGAACTGTTCAAGATAAAATTGATGAAATCCGACACAGTTGGAAAAAGTTCTTTTGCGTACAAAATTCCATTGCTTATGGAGATATCAATCAACACATTGGAACGCAAGATTTTGATCATTTACAAAAAATATTACAAGAAAAATTTCCAAACCCCAGTCCATTTGAAAAATGATTTTATATTTCGCAGACAAATCATAATACAAAAAATGTTGCGATTTTTGTATCTCGTTGCTTTTGCGAATGTTTATGCAAATGCTTACAATTGTAAATATGATTCATCATTATCTCCATTAGCACTCAAACCTCTTGAAAAAAAATACTCGATTCAAAAAGGTGATTTTATCTTTACCAACAAATCCTATGGTAATCCTGCGGGTACCTATGGTGTATTTAAATTTGATAATTTTCCTCCTGCACTAAATTTTGTTATACAAAACATTTCATCTTTTTTCAGTCTAAATACGACTTCAACTGTTATTGGAAGAAAAGATGCACTTGTATTACAAATGTGTACCCCACCTTTTGGTGATTATTTTAGCTTTGTAAATTATGTATTAGTTCGATTTAATCTTCCTAAATATTGGCTTGCTGCAACTCCCTTGAATGATCCAATTAATCAACTAGTAATGAATACTTCAACCAAAAATCCATATAATGCAAGTGTCTTGTTCATCTCAACTGGTGATTATGCAACATTTATTGAAATTAGGCAGTCTTTTATCGACAATGGTGTTGATTCTCGGACAATCAATTATTTACCCATTCCTGTGGATAAATTCAAGTTTCGACACTATCATTTGCCTTGGATTTTTGACCAAGCCGACCTCGTTAATTATCATTTCCGCCTGTCCTCGTTCGATCATTATAACCCGTTGATGATTGAATACTTGAATATTACTTGGCCCTATTACTTTTTACAGTCGAAAGAAATTTTGGGGAGTAAACCAGCATTTTCTGCCCCTGAACGATCGCGACAATCGAATCAAACTCAAATTTATATGAAGGATGATTTGTACGAATTGGTCAGAAAGACTATACAACAATATAGCAAAACGCACATTGTCAAGCATGTATTTAATATGGATCACATTATACCTGATTTTAACCAGTGTCTAACCAATTCGTCCTATTTGCCAATATTTCCAAATTTGCCGCTATGGGGTGTAAAAAGCATTCCTGGATTTTGTGACTTCTTTGTACGAGATTCATTATATTCTGTATATCCAAATATCTATGCTTCGGAAACCGTCACCAACGATTTAAAATTAGGAACCAACCGAACTATCGCTGTCTTTGGTATTAATCAGGTTGTCGCGAAACAGGCAATGTATTCCAACATGTTACTTACACCAGTTTCACATCCTGAAGATCCAGCACACACCAGTAATGTGTCGGCAAATAGTCTTGTCGGAAGTACCGATCAGGAACCGTTTTTCCAATGGTTTTGGAGCCGTAATTGTAGTATTTTTGGCAAGTTTTGCCGAGAAATTTCATACAAGGAAATTAATAGCACGGATTGGGTATTTATGGCAGAGCGAAAATATTTGAATCCGACGACGAAAATTGGACCTGATCCCACGGAAGTTTTGGAGCCACTAGTGGTTGTATTTGAAGAGATTTTGTAGTAATATCAATAAGTGCATAATACTGTTCTGGAAATAATTTATAATTGTTAGATAACGGTTCTGAAGAAATCAATAAACCGTCATAATAGAGGGAGCAAGGGTGATAATCAACGCTATTTGAAAGACGAGTAATGACAACTTGACTACAGTCAGAAAAGATAAAATTTCCAATATAATGCTTTTTTAAGATATTCATTTGTGCATGAAACTTTTGTATGGCTTCTACTAGCGTTGCACCGGACTTTATAAAACTTAGTAACAAGTAGAAAATCGATTCACTGTCTGTTTGTCCTTGGATGTTTGGAACTAGTTGTGGGTCAATGTATTCTAATAATATTGGAAATGCATAATCAAATATTTTACCATTATGACAAAATATGTACTTGTCGTGAACAAACGGGTGACAATTCTGCAACGCGGGAGAGGCAATTGAATCTCCTTGACTTCGCAAGTGACCAACATACAGACTTGATTCGGGAAGATTTATGGACTGGGGAATTTGTACAAATTTTTGACAATACCATTTATTTTCATTTAACCAAGCGAATCCACACCCATCCAAATGAAAATCAGTATCCAAAATATTTTCAAGATCCGGCGTGTTCTTGACTTGTTTCGCTTGTTTTAAAAATGTTGTCAATATTTTTTGAGGATTATTATTAGGTATATAGAATAGTAATCGACACATTTATTATTAACAAATATTAAAAAGTTTTTTGCTTTGTTGCAATGGCCAAGTTTTCATAGGTCATCCAAAAGATCATTTGCCAGGGACCAAGACGAATCCAGTTGAGTAAAGAACCTCGCCAGAAATAAAAAAGGCCCTTTTCTTTGTAGATGGACAGAATACAACGAGCCAAGCTGTTTTTATAACTTTGAGGAGAATTCATATAATTTGATTTGACAACATCCGCAGGAGTACTCATGAATGTAGCGCAAAGACCGGAATACAATGAACACGCAAAATGCGTCCCTATGTGGTCCTGAAATCCATTTTGCATCATATATTTCTTACTATAGTCATAAGCAACAAGTTCTCCAATATTAACAAGCCCTGCACGAGCGACATTAGGTTGCCAGCCTTTATAAAGCCCAGCAATACCTTCTTTCGAATAAACGCTTTTGAGGACTTGAAGTACACCAAGCTGTGAATTTCCTTGAATACGAATCTTGATCAAATCTGCAGGAGATGCAATAAATTGTGATAATCCACCTGCAATAAACCCATTTCGAACTTTTAACCACAAGCTCTCTTCCTCTTGTTTTAATTTTTCATAAATGGTCACGCGTCCTGTTGTATAAATCCAATGTCTTGCAATGGCAGGTTTAATACTTTTATAAAAACCTTGAATTCCATTTTGTTGATATATTTGCTGAATGACTCCGCGAATGCCAAGACTTGATTGCAACTGAAGTCGTGTTTTAATACTATCGATAGGATGCGTTGCAGTTTCTGCAACCGAGCAAGCTATAGATACGAGTAAAATCTTCATTTACAATTTAGTTTTTTTATTTTAAATCGAACCAAATAATTTGTTGTCTTGCAAGGTGTTGCATGATAATTTGTCAAATTGTTGATAAATACAATTTCATTACTATAAAAATCCTTTTCAAATATTTGAATACTATCCAAGCAGTTTTGCATTTGAGGTGTAATAATAAAGAACGGGTAATTTTGCCAAGGTTTTGGACCAGTGTAACCTTGTTGAGGGATTACCAGAGTCACTTGTTGTTTTGGTACTTTTGTGGTATTTGTAATTTTTCTTCTGGGAAGGTAGACGAGACCAATAAAAACGCTTCCATCCCCATCTTGGTGCCAAAAGTTTGTTGTTCGCTTTGTTTGAAAATCAACTTTCAAGGAAAATTCTTGATTGTTTTTGATGGGTTGATAGCCAAGAAAATTGCTTAGTGTCAAAGATTTTGCAATATCATTTAAAATTTTCTCCATCAATTGGTTGTAAATTGGACTTATTTTTTGGTCTGGATAAAACTTACCTAGTTTATCCGTCGCGATAGGCACATAAAAATCCCAATTCCAAGATACTAGATGCATAATATGATCCGAGATAATGTATTTACCTGTGATGAAGTATGTAATATTTGTGGTGGTTAAGGGTCGTAAGTAATTATAAACAAAATCATAAAAAACTTTTTCAGGATTTATTGTCAGTTTTGCTATGGGTACAATCGACATTTTATTTTGCTCAATTTAAAAACTTTTTATTTTAATAAAATGTACAATAATATTGCAATATTTCCTCCACAGGCACCTGGTTTAAAAGATAGCACTTTAACTTTGAATAAAAAGACTTCAATACAACCATTTGCAGTGGATTATGTAAAAACACCAGATGGGCATTATACATCCTTGGACCCTCGTATTTATGATTCTCCTCGTGATCAGCGTCTAGAATTAGACACTCCACCACTACAAGTTATGGGGACTCAACCACAAGGCGATATTTATAAAATGGAAGGTAATAAAACCGGTTTTTATAAAGATTATCAATCCATCAAGGGTGGAAATATAAAATATTACAATGATCTTTTCAGTGATCTTCCTGGAAAGAGTGCATCTCTGATTTCATTGCCAATTTACTCTATTCCTGAATTTCGTTTTGATCCAATGGGAAATCCTCGTCCTGAATATCAACGCATTCCAATAAACACTAAAAAAAACGCCTATTCTGAATATTCGCATCTTTGCGATACTTCAGAATTTAGAGAGGATATAATTTGGCAACGAAATGTAAAACCTAGATACAGAGCCAGAGGTATTTATAATTTCTTTGAAAATAGAGAACAAAATTATCCAATGTATCATTACCCTGTGGAAGGACACTTTCCTTGGACTAGTAAAGATTTTATGAAAAATAATAATATATAAAAAGAGAAAGATACAAAAAAATGTACAAAAATATTGTCATTCAACCACAACAATTTCTTGGTGATGAAGATTCTCTATACACTTTGAATAAAAACACTTCATTACAACCATTTGCTGTGGATTATGTAAAAACACCAGATGGTCATTATACATCCTTGGACCCTCGTATTTATGATTCTCCTCGTGATCAGCGTCTAGAATTAGACTCACCACCACTACAAGTTATGGGGACTCAACCACAAGGCGATATTTATAAAATGGAAGGTAATAAAACCGGTTTTTATAAAGATTATCAATCCATCAATGGAGGAAACATTAAATATTATACAGACATTGGTAATGACACTCCGTTTGGAAATCCACCTTATAACAATCCTAGTTATACCATTCCGACGTTGATGGTTGATCCTATGGATAATATGTTACCCTATTATCTAAGAGTACCAGTATTTAATAAGAATAATTCCTTGTATCAATATTCTTTTGATCAAGATCAATGTGAATGGCGGGAAGACTTGATGGCACAACAAAATATGCAAAATAATGGATTTTCAACCTATCAATTTTATAATAATCCAGCGCGTTATTTTCCTTCTTACAAGTACAAGACTCAAGGACATTTTCCGTGGACAATGTAAATTTTTTTATAATGTATATAAAAAAATGTCACAACAGCGAGCAGCAGTAAACATACTATTTCTTTGCGCATCTAGTAGGACTGTCCCTATGAACCCGCCTAAATTAGTTGAATTAGTAAATTATTTTTTCCCCAGCAGTCCCAGAAACTATTATTATATAGGAGATACGATTGCAAATAATTCAAATCAATGTAGAACAGATATTACTAAAGATAATTGGATTTCTAAATGTGAATTTGCATCTGTTCTTTTTGATATGATTATTGTAGAATTTTGTCCCCTCCGTGGTGCAATTACTGTATTGGGACCTCCATTTTATTTGCTACAAGGTTTGCTAGCACCAAATGGAATTTTTTCTATAATTTTAGTAAAACAATATGGAATCTATACAAAAGGTAATGCTTATCAAAAAGATGCTGTATACATCGAATTTGAAGGATTAGATATAGCAAATTACTTACCCGACTTGACTTTTATTGAATCAATAACAGTTGGTAGAAATAATTTTCTAAATTTCCGAAAAAATTAAAAAAAAAATATCTTTCAAAAATAAAAATGAGCCATTTCCAAAGCTATTCGTATGTGAGCTCAAATGTTAACGGAAAACAAAATGAGCTCTTTTTACACCAAACCAAAAATGAAAAGGAAAACAAGAAAAACTTTGTTGCCAAAAAATCGGAACAGGGTAAAAATATCAAAACTTTGCGCGGTAAAAGTCGAAACGATGAAAAGTGGACAATTCAACAAGAGGGACAAAAGGCAAGCATTGACAGGCCTTTTCAAGATTTTGAAAACTGGTTTCCACAAAATTTTGGTATAGACAATTTATTGCAACACCCGATGTTACCTCATCAATCAATGATGCTTCCAAATTTGGCACAGCTTCCACAGCTTCCACAGCTTCCCCAGCTTGCGCAACAACAACCGTCACAATCAAAGAACGCAATGATTACTTATTCAACTCCCAATATACCTTCGTATAATCCTTTTGATCACGATTTTTTCAAAAATTAAAAAATAAACATTCTTCCAAACAACATAGACATAGAAACATTTGTAAAACAGGTAAGCATGTATTTTCTCGTTGGGGTGGAGCTTGAGCTGGTTGAACATAAATAATGTGAGCTGGCTGAGGTTGCTGATTATAATATCCTTGTACAGGGGCTTGTTGAGACCAGCTTTGCTGATTCAAGTAATAAATCGGAGGAGCGCTTGGAACATTCGACATTCTTTATTTTTATTTTTATATTTCTAATATAAAAAATTTAAATGAAGGCCATTATTTTATACACCGGACATGGCGTTAGTGAAACTTATTTACCCTTTGTCAAAAAAGCATTAAAGGAAATAGCAAAAGAAAAAGGTGCCAAGGTAAAACTAGTACAGACTGAATTTGATTTAGAGAACTGTATATTGTTTGTATTACCAGGCGGACACGCATTGCAACAACTTGCGAGCATTCCGAAACATGGATGGGAAAAGTTGAATACATTTATTGATTCTGGAGGTAAATTTTTGGGAATATGTGCAGGAGTTTTATGTGTCACCAAAACTTTCATCTTTCGAGGAACTCCGCTAACAAATCCACATAGTATAAATAAAGTTCAAACTAGTTATGGAATTGATTATAAGCAACAACAAATTACATTAGGATCCGGTCAAAAAGCCTATTATGATCATAGTCCAACACAAATCAAGGATTCAAGACTTGTAGTAATTGATACCTATAATGATAAATGTATCATAGCTTCCAGTTCAAATTGTCTTTTTTTTGGTATTCATTTGGAAAAAATAAATCCAGAGTATTTTAAAAAGCTTGTATCTGATTTTTTAGGATAGTTTATATCCAGTTCCACTAAAAGGCACAAAAGTAGGATTGGTTGTCTTTTTAGGTTTAGTCGGATGTTGTTGTTTTTTTATAGAATTTTCCTTAGCTTGTATAACTTGAAATTCTAATTCACAATCTGTTTCCGTAATCAAGACTGCATTGCTAATATTTTGCGGACGCAATTCTACAACTTTGAGTTTATATTCCAAATCTTTGTAGGGAACATTGATTATATCACCGAGTGTTAGACAAGAATGTGTAGGTAAATGGTTTTCCAAAACAAGCTTTGGATCATCAAGTTGCAAAAATCCTGCACTTAATGGTTCTAACTTTAAAAATTCCGCTTTTGGCAAATTTGCATTAGTTACTTTGATCATCGAGCCTTCTTGTATATTTAAATTTTGCATTATATATTCAGGGAGATAGCATATATCATCGGGTGCAGTAAATTCCCAGACGCCACAATGTGTTTTTTTGCAAGTATCAAGGGTTTCCAGTGCAAAATGTAGTGGAAAAGTAACCATCATGCTAAAAATTTTATTCGATACACTTGACGGTAAAATAATTTTACCACTATGATTCCAATGAGATTTTCCAATTTTATGTATGGATAATGCTGTTAATGTTTCTTGAAACATTATCTTTTTTGCTTAAAAATTCAAAATAGAGAAATTATTTTCAATTTTCAAAAATTTTATTGTTTAATAAAATGAATACCATTACTTGTTTAAATAGTAGCAAAGTTAACCCTCTTTTAAAACTATATAGTAATCTTTTGAATCAAAGCAATTATTTCAAATGTTTGCCTTTGATTATATCTAGCTTACCTGATGAAAAGGAAAAACTAAAAGCGTTGGATCAAGTAACGAATAGCACAAATTTTAAAGATGCAGAAAGTTGGATGATGTTTGTTGAAACCATCCAATGGAAAAAACCTCTCGATCCAGCTGTGACATTTAAATTATTGAATAAACTAAATAAATCTACTTCTCCAACAACTGTGATTGGTGGAGTATCTCAACAACAGGGTCCACAAATTGCCTTGGCTGATTGGAATCCTGCCGCTGGAATTATGAAGTATAAGGAATTGCGTCCCAGAGAAGTGGAAGCAAACCCCGACAAAACATTGAAACCGTATGTTGGATATTATGTATCAACAAAATATGACGGATGGCAAGTATTGTGGAATGGAAAAACTAGAACCTTATCAAGTCATACTGGATCCGTTGTCTTTGATTGTCCTGAATGGTGGGTAAAATTTTTACCAAACCAATATTCCTTGGCTGGAGAACTCATCATTCCTGGAAAACAAGCTGCCAAAGTTTCATCATTGCGCAATAAATCAAATCCTGATTGGGCCACCGCATTATTCATGGTATTTGACATTTTAGGAACCGTTTCCGTACCATTTGAAAAGAGAACTGAAAAGTTGCAAAAAATTGTTCAAAAAGCATGTGGAGGAAATCCTCAATGCCCATTAAGATATGTAGAACAAGTCAAATTAGATTCCGTTCAAGCCATATTCCAGTATTATAAAGATGTGGTGTATGATCATGGAGGACAAGGAATTGTTTTGACTCGACCCACAGGATTTTATGTTCCAGGTGGTAAACGAACTGCAGACCGTGTAAAATTAAAAAGAAGAGAAGATACCGAGGGTAAAGTCGTTGGATACAATATGAATGGTCCATTATTAAAAAGTTTGTTGGTAAAGATGGATAACGGTGTTGAATTTAATCTTGGAATAGGTTTTACACACGAAGAAAGAGCCAATTACCTAAAACATTTTCCTCTAGGAACTCTAGTAAAATTTTCCTATCGAGAATTGACAGATAGCGGTGTACCCAAACAAGCTCGTTTCGTACAACATCGATTGGATGTTTAAGAAAAATTCATATTATAGGTATTAATTACAGGATTTCTATTATATTTTGAATATGTAGTTATAGGTGTTGCTGCCTTTCTTGGAACTGTTGGCACTTTTAGTTGTCTTGTATTGGTAGGAGGAAATACTCTTTGGAATGGATTCAAATATCGATTTCCTGGTGGATAATAATGATAGATTTCTGCCCAATTGACAGATTCGTAGTGCGCATTATAAGGATCGGGTCCAAGAGGGTATACATTGGTTATAGTATATTGATAGGGTTTGTGTAAAATTTTATAATCGGGAGGTGATATTGAAGAGGTAGATTCCATTTTTATTAATATAATATTAATAAAAATTACTAAGCACAATCGGACTCTACCATTTCTTTGACAAGCTCGTCAAATCCAATTTTAGGAACCCATCCCAATTCTTCTCTTGCTTTGGTAGAATCACCAATTAACAAGTCAACTTCTGTATTTCTAAAGTATTTTTCATCAATAAATATAATTTCTCTTCCAGTATCTTTATCATAACCAATTTCATCTAAACCTTCTCCTTTCCAAGCAATCTGAATTCCTTTAATTAAAAACGCCTTTTCAACAAATTCTTTTACTCTGTGGGTTTCATTTGTTGCAAGAACATAGTCTTCCGGTTGGTCTCGTTGTAGCATTAACCACATTCCTTCAATATAGTCTCTTGCGTGACCCCAATCTCTTTGAGCGTAAATATTTCCCAAAAATAATTTTTCTTCTGGGTTCTTTAAAATCTTACCAAGGGCAATAGTTATTTTTCTGGTAACAAAAGTCTTTCCTCTACGCGGTGATTCGTGATTAAAAAGAATACCATTACAAGCAAAAATTTTGTAAGATTCTCTATAATTTTTGGTAATCCAATAACCAAATAATTTTGCGACTCCGTAAGGAGAACGAGGGTAAAATGGAGTAGTTTCTTTTTGTGGAATTTCTTGAACAAAACCAAACATTTCCGAAGTCGATGCTTGATAAAATTTGATCTTGTCACGAATATCCAAGTTTACAATCGCTTCTAATAAATGTAAAACACCAGAGGCATTGGCGTCGACACAATAACGAGGTTCGTCGAAAGATACTTTGACATGACTCATGGCGCCCAAATTATAAATCTCCAAAACCTCCAAATCAAGGATATATTTATCACGAATTTCAGTCAAAATTTTTGTAATATTTCCTTGATCAATCAAGTCGCCATATCTTAAAAATAAGTGTTGATTGTTAAATAAATGATCAATACGATCTGTATTTAAGTTAGAAGCACGACGAACCATTCCCCAGACATGATAATCTTTGGCTAATAAAAACTCTGTCAAATATGATCCGTCCTGACCCGTAATTCCTGTAATAAATGCTACTTTGACCATTTAAAATAATACAATATTTAATTTTTTTAGTAAAAAATGAACTTGTAATTTTAGATTAAATGAGAATAAAATGCAATTAAAAAATTTTTTAACATTGGCTTTTTCTGCTTGGACACCATCCGTTTGGCAAAAATATCCATCTTTACAAATTCCAATCTATCCAAATATTCAAAAACTAGATATAATCAAGCAAGAATTAATTAAATCTCCTCCTCTAGTTTTTGCGGGTGAAATTCGTAATTTGAAAAAGGATTTGAAAGAAGTTCATAAAGGCAATGCTTTTGTCTTTCAAGCAGGTCCGTGTGCAGAAACTTTTGATTGTCAAGATGTAGCAGAAATCAAAAAACTATTTACCATCATAGTGCAATCTTCGTTAATTATGTGTTATGGGCTACAAAAAAAAGTAATTCGTATTGGTCGAATTGCAGGACAATATGCAAAACCTAGAAGTGAGGCGTTGGAAAAAGATAATCAAACTTTGACTTATCGAGGTGATATTATGCATGATTACGAGACAAGAATCTTGGAACCTGAAAGATTAAGAACCGCTTATTATTATTCATTGTCTGCAATTAATGCTTTGCGCAGTTTTTCCAAAAGTGGTGATTTGGATCTCGAAAATATTCGAGGATGGATTCCTCCACTACAAGATAATGTTTATACAAATTATAAGAGATTTGCAAACGAATTACAAAAAAGTACAAGATTTTTGAAAAATATTGGAGGCGCGTTTCAAAGCCGAGAACCTGAATTTTACACATCTCACGAAGGTTTGCTTTTGCATTATGAAGAAGCAATGACGCGAAAGGAATTGTCATCGAATGAATGGTATAACTGTGGAGCGCACACTGTATGGCTTGGAGAGCGAACCCGTGAAAGCGAAGCTCATGTAGAATATCTCGCGGGAATTGAAAATCCAATTGGTATCAAAGTTAGTTCATCTGCAAACATTGATTCTATTGCACGCCTTTGTAGAAAGTTAAACCCTCATAATGAGCTTGGAAAGATTATGATTGTATCGCGGATGGGAATTGAAAAGATTGATGAATATTTGCCTTCACTAATCGATGGATTGACTGCTGCAAATGTGAAATTTATATTATTGTGTGATCCTTGTCATGCAAATACAAAAACAATTAAAGGATATAAGACACGGTATTTGGATACTATTTTGGAAGAAATTACCAAATTTTTTAGTATTTGCAAGGCCAAAAATATATCAGCTGGAGGAGTTCATTTAGAAATTAGTGGATCAGCACTAACAGAATGCATTGGCCAAGATGTACAAATTGAAGATTTGGAAAGAAATTATCAAACTAAAGTTGATCCTCGTTTAAACAATATGCAAACTTTGCAAACGGCATTTCACATTGCAAGTTTAATAAATTAATATATATTTTTTTTATTCTGAAAATAAAATGAATGTTTTTATTTTCTTATTTTTAATCATAATTATTGTATTTTTATCATTGATTGAATACAAATTACACAGAGCAAGAGAGCCTTTTACAACGATAAATGTAGAAATTAACACCGATTCAAACAATAATGGATTAGATTCTTCTAATGTTGAACATACAAAATCGTTTGTAACACCATCAACGACGACTATGATAACATCCCAAATGCCCTCTATGCCACCCTCATCCATGATGCCAGGTTCGCAAGCGCCTTTTATGTCCATGTCACCTAGTCTACCCTCATCGATGATGCCAGCATCCCAAATACCCTCTATGCCGCCCATCTCGATGATGCCAGCATCCCAAATACCCTCTATGCCGCCCATCTCGATGATGCCAGCATCTCAAATCCCCATAATGCCCTCTATACCGCCCTCATCGATGATGCCAGCATCCCAAATGCCTTCTCTGCGACCCACTATGCCAGCATCTCAAATACCCTCTCTGCGACCCACTATACCAGCATCTCAAATACCCTCTATGTCGGCCTCATCGATGATGCCAGCATCACAAATACCCTCTATGTCACCCTCATCGATGATTCCAGCATCTCAAATACCAATTATGCCCTCTATTCCACCAATGTCGATGATGCCAGCGTCTCAAATACCTTCTCTGCGACCCACTTCAATTATTCCAGCGTCTCAACTACCTTCTCTGTCGTCGCCAATGATGTATTCTCCATCTCCGTCAGCGTCTAAAATACCCTCTATTTTACCCAATAAATTAAATTCAGCATCACCCACGATGATCTTAACATCTCAATTACCATCCATGATACCTAATAATAATTCTCCAATATCTCAAAATAATAATTTAGCAAATAGTCAACAATCGGAAAGCAAGAAAATTTTACCTTATATTATAAAAGGTATTTATTTAATACCGCGATTCAAACATTTAAAATTACAATCTCCTTATTTTAATTCAAAAAACGACTATTTTGTAACTCAATTTACTCCTAATTATCGGTTTGTTATTGTGATACTATTTCTCCAATCAACAAAATTTACAAATTTGACTGCAATTTCTTATAATATACATGTTCGTTATCAACATGATACATCTAAAACAACAGATGTAGGCTTTCAATTAAGAAATAATGCATTAATGAAGAATGCAGTATGGAAATCTTATGAAAATCATACTTTCAATAGTTTTTATTATAAATTTCCTACTCCGATACCATTAAATACTAAATATACAGATTCTTCTGTATCCGGTCAAAGTGTACAATTTAAAATATTCAACAACAATTCAAGTAAGATTTACTTGACAAATTTAAAAATCTATGGATATTAAAGGTTTTTTGATTTTATTTGCAATCAAATAAAATTCCGGGTGTAGTCCGTGCCAGAGTCGAACTGGCGACCTTCACGGTGTTAACGTGATGTTATAACCAACTAAACCAACGGACCATGGAGCCTCATGGAGGGATTGAACCTCCGACCCTCAGCTTACAAAGCTGATGCTCTAACCGCTGAGCTAATGAGGCATTTTATGCCATCTTTAGCGCGCCCGAAGGGCACTGAGCTAATGAGGCGGGAACGCCATCATTAGCAAAGGCGAAGCCTGAGCTAATGAATGTTGCCAAAATTGGAGCATAATCTATATGGACTGTTGAATAAAGTTGAGAATTAATGCCAAAATTGGAGCGAAAAATTAACTAATAAAAACTACATTTTCCAAATCAAATTTTTGAAAAAAATTCCCAAATCTTCTACGCTACAATTTATCAAATACGCCAAACTTGAAGAATATTTATCCAGTTTTTCAGTCGATTTATGAAAGTCGAAACAATCACCTTGTTTAATCAAATCAAAACATACATAGGCTTTAAATTCGTTCTTTACATATTGTATTTTTTTTGTACTAGCAAAAAATGTATTATTGGGTAACTTGAAGTATCCACCTATTTGTCTTGTTGATATCAAAATTGGTGTGTTCGCATCATACAAAACAGCAAATTTACGATTATAATGAGAAATTATACGAACTCTAATATTTTTTAAATAATCTTTCAAACTATTTGTTTTAATTGTTTTAGAATTTACTAAAACACTAGAATCATTTTTAATTCCCAACCGCGTTTCTTTTTCATTTAATACCTCAACTTCAATATACCCAAACGCATAATATAATAATTCACCAGTATTGCAATTTATAATTTGTGTGCCATTTTTCTTGTAAAATTTCTAATTTACTTTCATATAATGCCTTTCCAAAATGCTTAAGCGCTTTGAAATAATTTCCTTGACAAGCAAAATGTAAAGTAATAATTCGGGGTTTCCATAATATATCTGTAGAAGCAACATTACACCAATCTTTACATACAAGACGAAGATTAGAATATAATCTCTTGTTTTGATTGCTTTGACAATATTGTGAATTTGATTCGAGTAAATATAAAAAATTTTTTCCAACAACTCTGGACACATTTACTTTATCAAAAATTCTTCAACTCTATAAATATTTCAGTTTTTAATTATATTTCGACTTGTCGGTATCCAAAAAAATTCGCTTGTTATTTACATTTTGATGAAATGCCAAATTTTGATTCAAATTAAAACGACGAATCATCTTGTACAAGTTCAGAGGCGGTTCCTCCATAAGAAATTCCATAACCCTTTTCGAGAAAATACGATTCTTTTGCCGATCCGTCAAATACCAATCGTGGCACTTTTTCATAATTAGAAACTCTTCCTTGGGCAGGGTAATAAATTGGTTTTTTATGTATCGATTTACATAAAAGTGGTAAATCATTCTAGAAATTTTGTGAAGGGTATCTTCGTATTGATCAAAAATATCCGCTGATTTGGGATACAAAAAATATAGCATCTTCAACTTTTCAGGGTCATTACGAAGTTCTAAATAACGAAAGCGAAGATTAGGATTATTACCTCGCAATTCAAAAAACTTGTAATATTCTGAATTGAAGATTTTAATTTGCTTATTGATCACTTTATGAGCGGCTACAATACCCTGATAGTCAAAATAACTGATATCATTCACCTTCTTAATCAAATCCTGCAGATCGGTTGCATAAACTTGAACTGGTCGCGCAAAAAGTTCAAAAATCTTTTTATCTGGCACATTCGTATCCAATTTAACAACATCACCCTTATCAAAACAGCCTAAATAAACAATTCGTTCTTGTTTGTAATTATATTGACACACAATTCTGTTTTCAAAATTGGATTTCAATAAAAAGCAATACACTTTATTAAGATCAAGCTCATCGTATAGCTTTTGCAATGGGTTCTCACTCTTGGGAATTTCCAGCATTTTAGACAACATAGTTTCAAATAAATCTCCAAATGTATCCCTGCATGACCATCGACTCTTAAATGCATCAAGTTTCTTGTGTGTCATAATGTACCATTGACCTTCGTGATGTGCAACTCTTATTAATGTTGCTTCCAATGAATAATAAAAATTCCAATCTTCCAAATTTCCCAAAGCATTTTGAATTTCATCCTTTTCAGTTTCTACAAATTGATCCGTGTACCCAAAGGACAGAAAAATTTCATTTTTGCTTTCCTTGTCAATTACAACACCTCTATTCCTTTTGATTTCGTCTGAAGATTGGTTATTACAATCTATATAGCTAACCATTTCAAGTTTTTCATCTGCATCGGTCGTCTTGATTGAATCCATTTGCTTTCGAATGATAAATTTATTTTATAGGACATTGTAATTATTTAAATCAATTTTTAAAAATTAAGAAATGATGCAAGAGTAGCCTGTAGACAAAAGCGCCACCTCTGCTTGATCCCACACCTTGGCCATATTGCAGGCATACGAAATTTCATTGCCTGTCCAACCTGCCATAATTGCCGTACGCGGTAAAAGCTCTGGAATGAGTGCATTGTCGTAGCCCGCAGTTTGCACACTAAATACATTCATCTTTGAATTAATAACGAGTCGATGTCGTTCAATAAGCTTAATAACATCAATATAATGTCCGCGAATTTGAAATCCATTATAATCAGATGCATTGGTGCCGTAAAGACCTCCGTGTCCAGCTTGCATATCCGAATAAATGAACAAATGATCCACGGACTTGGACTTTTCCTGATTTTCAAAAGCTTGTTTGAACCAAAGCCAAATGCCATTCTCTGTGGATTGACCAACATCCTTGCCAAGCTTATTAATCTCTTCAAGCTGATCCAAAATACCGCGGTCCTTATCGACTGTAAACATCGTCAGATGATCGCCAAATACACCGACTTGTCCTCCCTTGGTTGCCTTAAGTGCAGCAAGTAGGCCTGAAAGATTTCCAATGGTTGCGACCGTCTGACTACCATAAGTCGAATTAAAAGCGCCCCACGCGGATCCAGAATTGTCACAAAGACTAACAACCTTTCCTTCAATCTCTGGAAGAGCGTTTAGTGCAATTTTCATGCATCTTTCCAGGCTTTTTTGGATAAGCTTGTAGTTTTCATGCAAGTCAGTCGCTTGTGTTGACAAATGTTCAAACTTCTGCTTGGCTATGCGATACTTTTTCCATTCCCACCCACTTGCACCCTTCTTTGGGGGTTTAGGGGAAGCGGATTTGCCCATAGTACCCGAAAATTGCTGATAGGCAGTATAATAGCGAAAGGGAAATTGCTTGCCCGAATGCACACCCCTTTCCAACAGCTCCAGGATTGGCACCAAGTCCGTGTCCGATACCTCACCAGCGATATTGCAAAGATTACGCAGCAGTGCCATATGAGGAAAGCGAGGTCCTAGCGTCTCGACGATTTGAGTCCAAGTATCTCCCTTGGAACGAAGCACTTCCCAAGTCATTTCCTCTTCTGACCTAGGTAACTTTCCATTTTCAACCATTTGTCTAAGCAAATCATTCTTCTTAGAAGACGGATGGCAAAGTCGAATTAGGTCTACAATATGAGCCTTGTGGATGTATTTGCTTCCCTGATATGCAGAAAGTTTTTCCAACGAGTCCTTCCAACAACGCTTAAGAACGCCAGGAAGTTGTGACTTGCCACCCTGTTTCTTTAGATAATGTTCCAATTGAGAATACATGTCGGTAGGCAACTGAATGATCTGCTGGGCAATTTGTCGAAAGACAAGTGGATTCTTTTCATTAAACGCCTGGCGCCCTGGGTGCAGGGCTGCTTCAACCAAAATAATTTGAGGACCAAGGCGCATATACCCTTCTTTGCGCAAACGAACTGCAAATTTCAACACCGCCTCAAAATCTTCGGACAAGGCGTCGTGCAAGGAACCCAAAAAAATTTCCTCAGCTGATTTTCCAACATAGTCCGCAAACAAACATTGTTGATTCATTTGAGTTGGCAAGGCGGCTTTCGAATCGCGATAATATTGAGGCTCTCCAAGAATCGCAGAGGACCAAACCATTTCCATACGAGATAGAGCAGAAAGCTTAAAGTTCTGGGCGCCCATAAAGTTGATTTCCTTGTTTTGTTCCATGATTATTTTTGGAATCTGTGTTTAAAAATGTAATTCAATTTTTAAAATGTTTGTTAGTATCAATTAATATTTCGTACAAGCATCAAAAATTTTTTTTAAATAGCATCATTTTTTATACATTGTAAAAAATCTTTATAAAAATAATTACATGATTGTACATCCGAATTACGCAAACATGTATTATAATTTTCCCACATTAATATACAATCTTGTTTTGGTTTATCAACAGTATCAACAATTGCAGTAGAATCAAATGCTCGATCGACAACATTTCGAGCAACGGAACTACCAATTCCAAAGCCAAAACCTTGGAGCAAGGTCGACGAAAATGATGGTTGAGTTTCAGCGATTTTTGGAGTGCATTTTGGTATATGTTGAACCGGTGTCTTTGAGGATTTTCTATTTCTCATTTAATATACATCTATATTTTTTTTACATAAAGAATCTAATCTAAATTTTTGAGTCATATTTATAAAATGGTTAAAATACATAAGCCTTTGCGACATAGGAGTTGACAATATTCAACTTTTAAAAAAAATTAAAATTTTTAAAAATAGAGAAATGTCAAACGCGTACACTTATGACGTGCCAACGAGCATAATTAATTACCTTTATAATTTAATTATAATGTATGAAAACCCATTGGCAATAACTTTTGAAAGTAACAAAACCTATGTTTTGATGGATATTATTCAATTTAACCCAGATCTCAAAGATTCAAGATTAAGATTTCTTTTATATGTTATTGATAATTTTGGTAATATTACTTTTTATACTATTAATATGGGATTTAATAGCACATTGACAAGTTTAGAACCTGTAGTAAATAAATACAAAGTTCCATCGCTTACAATGAGAATTCAATATTATTTTGTTTCTAATTCAGCAAGATATCTATTAAAATATAATGTTACCAATATTAATAAATTAAATGAACAAAAAATAGCAATTGCAAATCTTAATAATTTGCCTGGAAAGAGTTTTATTTTATGGGGTAATTTCTTCATTTCATTTCTATATTTTATGGATGGTAGTGTAAATCCTGATGGATCAAAAAATTTACGATTATCTTTAGGACAAACTGCTTATTTCAATCCAAAAAGTCAAAAATGGGATTCTTCAAAAATTCTATATGATATTGAAAACGGAACTTTGGTTGGGTTGGTAAATGAAAAACCCATATTCGGGTTTAACTCCAAAGATTACTTTTATTTTAATTATCAATATTTTATACCGGATGATCCTAACAATCGACTACTAATTGGAGGTCAAAGAAGCTTTATTTATCAAAAAACTGGTGAAGAAATCGCAATCATTTGTAAAAGCAATGAACTACAATATCAAGCAAAATATAATAATGCAGAATTATTATTGTTTGTACCTGTGGATAAATTTTACAAGCTTAGATGTTCAACTATTGTTGGTAATATTTATTTATATGGTTTTGAAGGTATAAACAATTTAAATAATTTCTATACAGTAGCTCAGCTTGCATCTTTTATAGAAGAGTTTGAAACATTTATTTATATTCAATATATCACACAATATGTACAAGAAATATTACCTGAAGAACCAATATTTGATTATGATGGTTTGATTATATGGCGAGTAATTATTGATATTAGTGTACAGTTTAGAATTTACCAACCTACTTTTAAAAATTTTTTGAATTTGCATTCAACACTATTACAAGGAGTAAATGATTTGATTTTTTATTAACAACCGATTCCTGTTACGCATGTCTCGTCTCTAATCGTCAAGTTAATAAATAAAGACTGAGGAGTTTTTTGGCCAAATTTGGTATTATTAATTTGTTCTGCTTGTAAACTATAATTATCATATTTATTTAAAGTATTTCTGGTCACACTAAATTTAAAAATTAATAAACCTGTACTTGGATTCCAGTCCAAACTTACAATTAGCGGCGCATTCGATATCGGAAGACCAATGTTATTTATAATTACTGTTCCTTGTAAAGGTTCATATTCAGTTGTTGAATTATTTGTATAAAAATTAATATTTTTTAACGACGCAAAATTATATCCGTTGGGAACAACACAATTTGGACCGAATTGATATTTTATCCAGAACGATGGTGCAGTAATTTCACCTCCCAAAGTAAATGTCCAAATACGGTCTCCATTGAATGAATTCGTAATGACAGTTTGATAATAGGCAATAGTACCAAATGGAATATTTTCTTTATCGGAGGGAGCTACAATTTCAGTTGTATATCCGATCAATGAAAATGCAGGATTAATACAACTTGAACGTAAATAAGTATTTACTATACTTTTTAAATCGTAAATTTGCTGTTCTAGTTGGGCAGATCTAGAAACAGCATAATAATCAGGAGGGTAACAATTACTTTCACTTTGATTCATTTTTTAAATTGTAAAAAAAATAAATTTTATTCTATAAAATAAAATATGCCAAAACTTAATCCCGAATTTTTAGAAACAAGAAAAATTACTGATCTTCTAGCTCAATTGTCAAAAAAAAAACCTAACCACGGTAGAAA